GTCGTCGTGGTCTGACGCGGGGAACGCAGCCACCTGCTCTACAACTTCCTCTGCCCAGCGCCTACCCGCAGGATACCAGACCATACCCGATCTGAAAATATCTGACACCGCATTTAATCGTGCAACTTTGTCGCCCGTGCCCCTGTGCGGAGTGAACTCTTGGACAGGAATTCCCATGCGCCTGAACTCTTGGAACAGAGGCGTACCGCTGGATTTTTTCTCAACGATGAACGCATCGGGTTCCCAATCTCTGTATTCTTCCAGCGCCATGTCCTTAAGTTCCGCAAACTCCACCCGTTTGTTGATGGCGTTCAACAAGATGATGTGGGGCTTCTCCCCTGTAAGTTTGTGGGTGAACACACCCCATGTAAGCAACGCCGTAAAGTCAGCGCGGTTGTTCTTCTCAGCTGCCGCGTCAAGCGTCATGATGACAAACTCAAGCTCGGGGGGATCTTCTTCCTCCCATGGTTTCCACCACTCGCGCTTGATAATCGCGCCTTCTTCGCTGGTGGGTTGTTGCTGATACTGAGCGTTCCACTGGAACGCGGGCATCGAGGCTTTTGTGCGGTGCAGGGCTTCAAGGTCAAAGAATTCAGGCCACAGCGCTTTTTCTTCTGGCGTGTTCTCGTTGAAAATGGCTGGAAATTCAAAGAACTCGTACTTATCAGCCTCATCATTGCGGGTCATATCCTTGGCCATCATGCCAATCAAATCGTTGGGATGCCAGCGTGTATGCACAATCGCCATCCGGCCACCCGGCATCAAGCGGGTACGTGCACCGAACGTAAACCACTCGTACGCTTTTTGGAATACTTCATAGTTGCCGTTCAAGATGTCTTGCTCAGAAAACGGATCATCAACGATCAAAAAGTCAGCGCCCCGACCTGCAAGGGCAGAGCCTACACCGCAAGCGAAGTACTCGCCGCCCACGTTGGTGTTCCACCGACCAGCAGACTTACTGTCAGCGGCCAGCGTCACCGTTGGGAAAATTTCTTTGTACATATCTTGGTCAACCAAGTTACGCACCTTGCGTCCAAAGTCCACCGCGAGGTCTGTGGTGTGTGACACCATCAGCACCTTCTTATCAGGGAAATTACCTAGAAACCACGCAGGGAAATAAACCGACACCAAGAATGATTTGCCGTGCCGTGGTGGGATAGACACCGCAATCCGGTCCTTGCGGTTGAATGCCATGTCTTCTAATAGAGATGCCAAACGCTTGTGGTGCCGACCAATCTTGTAGTCGGGGTTCATCTTCAAGCAAAACTCCAGCAGGCTGTTACGGGCAACTTTTGCCGCTTCCCGTTTTGTCAGCTCTTCCAGCGTCGCATCAAATGCTTCCAAATCTTCAGGGGATAGTTTGGCTAAATCTATCTTTGATAGATCATCCAATGTGAAGTTGGAAAAATCAATCATCTGTGTGGATGTCAGTATTGGGGCGTACCAACGTTGGCGTGCCCAGCACGTCGGCTTTGTTCTCTTGCAGCGTTTTGGGTTTGGCCACCACATCCACAACTTCTTCAGATTTGCTACGCAGCTCCAATAGTTTGGCAATCCTATCTTTAATAGAAGCCTCAAGCTCAAGTGTGGTTTTGTGTTTGACTGTGACTTCGCTGCGTTCAATGAACAGGCCCACGTCGCCCACCTTGCCTAGCAGCTCAAGTGCCCTGATGCGAATTTTAGGATCGGGGTGTGTGGTCTCTTCGATCAGCTTGTTGGTCACATAGGTTCTGATCTGCACAGCCGAGTTCACGACCACCTGATCGTACTCACTCAGGATGGACTTCAAGTGCATGACGGATGCCGTTGTGGTGACCGCGTTGGTCTGGGCCGTGACTACATTTGTAGCTTCCGCACTGCTGACAGATTCGTGTAAGGCGGCACGGGCCCGCACTTTATCTTCTTCTGTTGGTTCAGTAGGCGCACCGAACGCTTCCAAAAACTCAGCTGTCTTAAACAGCGCGTCCACCTTGGTATGCAGGGACACCACTTCCTCCCGTTTGCTTGGGATTGGCACCGTCAACTCTGGAATACAGGTCAGCATGGCGCGAAATATAACATAGAAACGGTAGGACGTGTCAAGATACTATCAAGGGGTGGGTGTTCTGGAACACGATTTTGTTGGAATTTTGCTATAAAAATTTTTTAGAGGGCGTTTTATTTTGATGGGGGGTGGGTCTGAGAGGATTGAAATAGCCGCATTTCGATCCCTTTTTGAAAAAAATTGGGCACCGTTTGAGTAGACCACACTGTAGGTGTAGCCATGGAGTCACGACGTCCAAAGGGTTGGTGGGGGTACGGTGGGGCCGCCACCGTGGGAACTGGTGGCGCAAAGGGAGGGGAAGGGCGCGTTTTTCCTACCAGTAGGAAACAAGACAAGACAAGACAAGACAAGGGCAAACCGTGTTACAATAGAGTCACTGACAACCGGTAATCCTACTGGCTCAGTTGTTTTTAGGAAACACTAAAATGACAAACGCTATTCAAACCCTCGACACTATTTCCCTTTTCCGTGGCGTTGCCACTGCTATCCATTCAGGCGTGTCCGCCGTTGACGTAGTCAACGGCTCGGCCTCTGTTTTGCGTGAGGCCAAAATTGTTTTTGGTAAATCCGTGAAAACGTGTCAGTATCGCGTTCAGTTCGCGGACGCAATGAAAGCCGCGTTCAAGGGCAAAGCCGCGAAAACGTACGCCAACTACATGACGTCATTTGTCAACGCCGTGAATACTGGCTCGGCCTTTTCATTATCGTCAAGTAAATCCAGCGCAAAGGGCGGCTCAAAAGGCAAAACCAAAACCGAAGCTATTGACAAGGCTATTGCAAAACTATTTTCCCATGGTGAATTCAAAACGTGGTGTGACACAATTCAAGCCTCTTATGACAACGCCGAGGCCGATACTCTTGAAGGTTGCATTAGGTCTTACCTTGAAGCCGAGGGTTACGAAATAACTGAATAATTCCTACCAGTAGGAAAAACCCAACCCGCCTCGGCGGGTTTTTTGTTGCCCACATCTTTGTGGGCTTTTTTGCGTCTGGTCGATCTGGGTTTGTTTCCTACATCTTCTTAGGGAACTGGTGGAGAAGCAACCATGCAACTACGCAACTATGCGGCCATGCAACTACGCAAAGGGGCGTGTTCCAAATGTTCCAGAAATTTGGTGTGTTCTGGGAACGTTCTAAAAACTTATTGGAACACCCGTCTAATCACGTCTTGTCATTTCTTAGCAATGTTCTAAAGCAAAAAGCCCCTCTAATAATAATAAAATAATATATTTATATATATGTACCAAGTGTTGTTCTGGTTTTTACAAAGTCAGTCTGGGAAAAATTCTTTTTTAGTTTTCAGGGGAAGTTGCGTCTGGTCGACTGGGATCAAGCCTTGACTTTTTTCCTACCAGTAGGATTTTTCTTTTTTGGCTTTTCTCGTTTTACGCCCCTAGAACACATTGCATTTCCGCCTACTTTTTAAGCACCACCACTTGCACAGCAACACGTAACAACACTGCACGCGATCATTTCCCTTGCGTTCCGTGTTCTGTTCCAATATAATGAACGTCCCTAGAACGCATTGAATTTTACGGAACTTTGGAACACGCCATGGCCAACAACACCCTAGACCTAGACCCCCAACTCATGCAAGCGCTTGAAGCCCAAGCCCGCGCCAACACCATCACGCGATCTGTCGATGACCTAAAAGCCCTGCAAAACAAACGCAAGGCCAACTCAAAAACATCTTTGCGTCAAACCCGTGACCAACGCGCCTTTGATGTGCGGGTCAAACTATTGAAGCCCGAGGACGACCGACTCAGGCGCTTGCGTTCCCTTGCCATCGGGAATTACTTTGTTGTGCCTGCATCTGAAACGGTGTCCATCCGCAACATGACTGCCCGTGAATTGCGAGAGCGTGGCATCAAGTACACCACCACCAAGTTTGTATTTGGGCGTTACGAATACATCAAGGTGCATAGGCACAACCCCATCCACGACAAGTAAGCGTGTTCCAGAACACGGGGGTATGTAATACGTTTGATGTTGTTTCATCATGTCTTGACTTGACAAGACCCTTCTTGTATGGTACAATGGCTTTAGCCATCTGGGAAATCGTGCCCTTCACTTGGTTTTTCCTACCCGTAGGAAAGTTCTTTAAAAACATACTAAGCGTAGGTGTCCCAACACCTACAGTAAACCGCCGCTTGCTCGATGCAAGAAGCTAGCAGATGCAGACTAATAAAAATAAGAGGCACTCAGACTCCCCGAATGTTGGTCATGGATTCTTCCACTAGTGAATAGGCGTGCTGTACCCAGTCAGCATACTAGGCAATACTCAGCTAGTA